ACTCTTTCATAGTCTTGTTTATAAACAAAATAATCGTTAAGTGCGGTTTCAACAATGTTATAACATTCCTTAAATGTTTCATAATTGTGTATTTTTGTTAATCTTTCTAATGCTTCCAATGGTGTTAAATCTTTAATCTTCTTTTTCATTTTGTTCTCCTTTTATGTGTTTTTTCCTAATATAAAACCAAGAACTAAACCTATTAGTGTAGCCACAACTGAAACTAACATAAATTGCCAAATCATAACAATTCTAATTCTCCTTTTTAATTTCTGTATCAATTTTGACATTTAGAATTGGTTTACGATTTTCAAGTTCAAGATAGAAACTCACTAACTGTATTTCTTTTGCGGACATTTCAACAATATATGTCGGCTCTTTGCTAGGAACACTCTTGTATTCATCTATGAGCATTTTGCTCATTTCGTTTTTACAAGCATCTAGTTCTTTTCGTAATTCTTTTTTGGTTTTCTTAACTCTTTTTTGTTTTTCTATATATACGATTTTCATAACAATTCTAACTCTCCTTTATCGTTCATTTTTGCGACATAGATAAGACCTTTGTCAGTCCAAATAGCACCGTAGATAATCTTTTGTTCTTTTGCCCAGCAACTTTTCAAAGAGTTAAAATCAAATAACTTTGCGTCTAAAATATCATATGATTTTTTATTTAATTGTGGCGGCAAAACCCACTCATCACACAATTTTTCAATAGTGTCGGCTTGTTTAATGATTTCGGTTTCCCAATATTTTTTGCCGATTTCTTTTTTGTGAATAATTTTACGCATTTCATAATGTTCTTCATCAATAGCAACAAGCATTTTAACATGTTTTGGTTTTGTTCTTTTAGTTAGCCAACCATCATGTTCTAATTCATATATTCCATCTTTCGTTCTAATGTATTTCATTACCAGTCCTCCTCCACTTTTATAAAATGTTCGTAACCATCGCTGTCGTAATGTTTAATAACACTTGGTGTGCTAATGTCCACTATCATTTTCCTTTTCTCCCAGTCAATAGTGAAATAGTCCACTGTGCAGTCATCAAACTGCCTGTAATAATCATCTTTGTAATCATATCTTGTGTAATCATCACTCAATGGATCGTTGATGTAGATTTCTAGTTCGTCAGCTTTTGTTCCTAATAAATCTCCTAATGTCATCATAATTTCTAATCTCCTTTGCTACTACTAATATATAATGGATCGTTTTATTTTATCAAGAAAAATGTGTTATTTTTTTACAGAATATTTATTTTTATATTTATTTATTATAAGGAATTAGACAAAGTTATTTTTTTGTTATTTTTTTGTTGCAATTATTATAGGTAGGGTTTAATATTAAGGTGTCAAAGGAGAAAACGATATGACACTACATGAAGTAGCAAAAGAATTCAAAAGGCACTATAAGAAAGCCATGAAACTCAAAGAGGGTGGAAAGGCATGGGAAAGGGAAATAAACCTAGCTAATAAATACTTAGAAATAGGGAAAAAGCAATACGAAGAAGAATTGAAAGAAAGGTATGGTGGTTGATGGAACAAGAGTATTGGAAACTTAAAAGAAATCCTAATGTTGTTGTTGTAGTGTTTATTTATGACAATGGCACAGTTCAGTTAGGTAACAACAAATGGAACGACTATGGATCGTTCACACAAGATATGACCATATATGGTTACGAAAGGAATTAAAAATGAAAAAAGAATTGCTATTAGAAAAATTAAGAAAAAGTCAATTATCAAGGAATTTATTTTTTGTGGTAGTTGCACAGAATGAAACCGAAATGAGTGTTGCTTGTGCATCAAACTTAACGAAACTTATTAAGTATAGTTTTACTTATGATGAACAGGGAGATTTGCTTTATAACTTTTCAAGCGTTGACACATCGTTTTATAGCTTAAAGGAATTTATTGAAACAGTCAGTAATATTATGGAGGAAGAAGATGAAACTGAACGAACTACTAATGAAATGGAGAAATAGCCAAGCACTCACACAAGAGCAAATGGCTTATAGGATCGGAATCAACAGATGTTTATACTGCCAAATTGAAAATGGCAAAACAGACTTTGGAAAATCAACGATCCAAAAAATTGCAAAATTATTAAAAATTACAAACGAACAAGTGGTAGAACTTATAAAGGAGAAATAAAATGTCAGTATTTGAAACATTAAACAATATCAATGTAGAAGAACACATTGAAGAAAAAAACAATTTAAGATATTTGTCTTGGGCTTGGGCATGGGCAGAAGTTAAAAAGATTTATCCATTAGCACAATACACTATCTATGAAAATCAAGATGGTTGGAACTACTTTACCGATGGTAGAACAGGTTGGGTTAAAACAGGTGTTACTATTGAAGGTTTGGAACATATTGAGTATTTACCTATCATGGACTATAAAAACAAGTCTATTCCGCTTGATAAAATTACTAGCTTTGATGTTAATACCGCTATTCAAAGAAGTTTGACCAAAGCACTTGCTAGACATGGTTTAGGACTTTATGTGTATGCCGGTGAAGATTTACCAGAATGCGAACAAGGTGAAAAAACCGAAACCGAAACAAAACTTGATGAAAACCTAGTCAATAGATGCGGAGAACTCTCTATACCATTAGATGCACTTGCCACATATTTAGGTAAAAAAGAAAATCAACTTACAAATGAAGATTTGCAAAATGCAATAACTCGTAGAGAAAATGCAAGAGCCAAAAGGGAACAAAACAATGATTAGTTTTGATGAAAGCACACACACTTATACAAGTGAGCAAGGAAAGGAACTAATATCGGTTACCACTTTATTGAAAAGAGCTGGCATCAGTCCAAATTACGATAATGTCAATCCAGATGTCCTACAAGCCAAAGCAGAGCGTGGAACTTTGATTCACAAAGAAATAGAAGATTATATCAAAAAAGGTGAAATCGGTTTCACAGTTGAACTACAAGAATTCATTAGATACATCAAGGAACATCACTTAAAGATTATCGCAAGTGAAAAAATGGTGTGGAATGATGATATTGCAGGAACTATTGACCTTATTGTTCAAACTGAATATGGCGAAATCATCTATGTTGACTTTAAGACCACTTACACGATCCACTTGCAGCCAGTCAGTTGGCAATTATCAATTTACAAAGACCTTGATTTAGACTTTGAGAAAGAAAATTACGATAGCTACCTAAATGCAACTTTACAAGTATGGCACTTTGGGAAAGATGGAACATTGACAGTTAAAGAACTTATGGAAGTAGATTCTAGTGAGATATACAGACTTTATGATAGTTATATCAATGGAACACCATACGAACTACAAGCTGATGAAAATGCACTTGCTGAACTATACGAAGTAGAGAAGATTATTGCATTTTATGAGCAAGAGAAAGTAAAAGCCGAAGAAAATGCCAAGTTGATTAGAAAAACCATTGTGGAATCTATGAAAAAACAAAGCATCACCAAGTTTGAAAACGATAAATTGGTTATTACTTACTTGCCACCCACAAAAAGAACAGTGGTAGATACCGCAAGATTATTAAAAGACCATCCAGAACTTGAAAAGCAATATGAAAAGACAAGTAATGTTAAGGAACAAGTGAGAATTAGATTAAAGGAGAACACTGATGAATAGCATTGTATTATTGGGAAGATTAACTCGTGATCCTGAATTAAAAAAAGCAAACGATGGAAACAGCATTTGTATATTCACATTAGCAGTTGACAATGGTAAAGATGAAACCTTGTTTATAAATTGTTCATCATTTGCAGAAAAAGCCGACTTAATGGTTAAAACATTGAGAAAAGGCAGTCTAATTGCAGTTGAAGGAAAACTTGCTCAAAAGACTTACGAAAAACAAAACGGTGAAAAGGCAATTAGCTTTGTGGTTAAAATAAATAACTTTGACTATTGCGAAAAGAGAAAAGAAGAAACCACTGAAACCAAAAAACCAAACACACCAGAAGATATTTACAACAGCATTGACTTACAAGATGACTTGCCTTTTTGAAGAAAATATCATACCCTTTTAATAAAGGAGAGTTAATCTTATGGAAAAATGGAAAGATATACCAGATTATGAAGGCATCTATCAAGCAAGTAATTTGGGAAGAATTAGAACTTGTAAAGGTAAAACAACCTATACCGAAAGGCATGGTGTAAGACATTGGAAACAACGAATCTTAAAACCAAAGGGAAAAACCTATTCAACTGGTTATAGAGTATCATTGTGGAAAGATGGAAAATGTAAGGACTGGTTAGTGGCAAGATTAGTAGCGATTACTTTTTATGGAAAGAGTAATTTAACAGTAAATCACATCAACGGAAATAGACTTGATAATAGACTTGTTAATTTAGAGTGGTGTTCATTAAAAGAGAACATACAAAAGGGTTTTGAAACTGGGTTATATAAAACACAAAAGTCAATTACGCTAATAAACAAACAAACTGGCGAAAAACAGACATTTAGAAGTTTAAGCCAAGCAAGTCAATTTATGAAAAAATCACAAGGTTATCTATCAGCCGAAATAAAAAAAGGTAGAACAGAAAATAAGAATTACATTTGGAATTAAGGAGAAAAAAACATGGGTAGAATTAAAGTTGTTGAAAACACAGTATTAAGATTATTAGAAACAAAACCAATAACAAGGACTGATGACTTTGCGTTGTTAGATGCTTATTATGATGAAATATGCGATACTAAATGGATTTCGTTTCATAACATTTGCTTGCATCATAACGAATTAGGTTTACCAAGTTTTGAAACCATTAGGAGATGCCGCCAAAAGATACAAGCTCAAAGACCAGACTTGGTTGATCCTGGAACTGCAAAACAACGCAGAAAACTCATTGATGATTATAAAGACTATGCCAAAGTATAAAGAAAGCATCGTTGATAAGGGAAGAAAGTGCTGCTACTTATGTGGTGGCACTCACAACCTTGAAATCCATCACATTTTCTCTGGCAGCAACCGAAAGTTGTCCACAAGATATGGTTTAGTTGTAACATTGTGTGCTAATTGCCATCGTGGAGTCAATGGTGTGCATAACAATTATGAGAAAATGGAAGAACTACGAAAAATTGGTCAAAAGGCATTTCAAAAGGAATATCCATCACTCAATTTCTTAAAAATATTTCACAGGAACTATCTAGGAGAAGAAGATGTTTGAAATTATAGTTGATAAACCAAATGTGACATATAACCTAGACAATACAGTCAATATTACCTTCAAAACGCACAAAAACAGCGTTTCTAACATTGATTTGATTAAAACTGATAAATTATCATTGACCATTAAAGAATTCCGTCCAAAACGCTCATTATCGCAAAATGCTTATATGTGGGTGTTGCTTAATAAGTTAGCAGAAAAACTAAACGATAAAGCTGAAAACATTTACAGACACTTTATTGAAGATTATGGTGTGAGAGATTACATTTTAATCCAGAATCAAGCAGTTGAAGAACTAGAAAACAGATGGAACAAAAAAGGCATCGGCTGGTTTACTAAAATAATGCGTAAGGGAAAAATTGATGGAACTACTACGGTTATTGTCTATTATGGATCATCAAGTTATAATTCAAAAGAAATGTCCAGAGTGATAGATGCAGTCATTGAAGAATGTGAAAACAATGATATACCAACGCTCAATTATGACGAGTTTATGTCTTTACATAATGAAAACGATTAAGTATAATAATACTGCTCTTGTTATTTGGCTACGATAATGAGAACAGATAATAAGGGTATTACCCACAATGAAAGTCAGTAGCCGGACAAGTAGTTGTGGGTTTTCTTTACAAAGGAGAAACAAAATGGCAAATGAAACAAACAACAAAAGATTCTATTGGTTGAAATTGCAAGATAACTTTTTCAAGAACGCTAGAATCAAAAAATTAAGAAAGATAGCAGGTGGAGATACTTACACAATTATTTATCTCAAATTGATGCTAATTACCACAAAGTCTAACGGACTTTTCATTTATGAAGGTATAGAGAACACTATTGAAGAAGAAATTGCTCTCAAACTTGATGAAAAGGTAGAAGATGTCAAGATATTATGGTGTTACTTACTAGCTAATCAAATGGTGCAAGAACAAACAAATGGTGATGTTTTGATACCAGAAGTCAGTAGTAATGTGGGAAGTGAAACTTATAATAATATTTATAAGAAGAACAAAAAGTTGGAATTATTCCAATCCGATTCCAACCAAATTCCAATAGATATAGAGAAAGAATAAGAGAAAGATATAGAGATAGATATATGAACACTGAATTATATAATAGTTTATCAAATGATTTGTTATTGGATTGCAAAGATAAGGTGCGTGCGTGTATCAATAAGTCTAGTCTTAAAGTAAATTGTGATGAAATACTAATGTGCATACACGATGAAATAGACATGCAAGCGTTCCAAGAGTGGCTAGATTACAACCTAGACAATTTCAAATCAAAATCAAATCAAACAAGTTATTTCAAAAAATCATTTCAAAACGAATTACAAAAAGGAAGATTTAATCTAAAACCAAAAGTTAATTATCTACCTAACACACAAGAACTTATTAACGAGTTACGAGATAAAGGTGTAATTATATTCGCTGATGATAGTGACTGGTTAAGTGTAGCTTGGTTGCATCTGCTAAATGTGGTCAAAGTTAGTCAAACCGAATGCAAGGCAATTAACCAAAGCGTATTAAGAGATATGTTTACCGTCAATTTTGATGAATATAAGAACTTACTGATGAACCACAAGAGTTTACAGAAATACCATATAAATTGGGAAGAAATTGAGAAACAGTCTATTGTAGCTAGAAAGAATTGGCTAGTCTTGATGGATGAATTGGAGAGTGTGTATGACTAGAAAAGAGATACATTTACGATCCATCTTGCGAAAAAAAGGTTACACTTACGATGCCAAACTAAAACAATTCAGTAAGGAAAATTGGACAAAGGTAGAAAAAAATCGTAAGACAAGAGTGCATGTGGTTATCTACATTAACTTTGAGAAAGAAACCTATGCCGCTATATTCTTTACAGACACTACATTTAAGAGCGTAGCCGAACTAGAAAAATATTACATTGTGTATAACCGAGTAAAAGGTGATATGCAAGAACTTGGATTAAAGGAGAGCAAATAATGAAAAAATACATACAGCCACCATTTAAGAGATTTGTCAAACTTGAAAGTGGAAAGATACTTGAACTTAAATGGAGAACACCAGAACCGAGTGATTTTGATAAAAAAGGAAATCCTATCAGTTGGGAAGTTATGTATGATGATGTGTTTTGTGGGGTTGATGGGAAACCTATTGGTATTGCAACCTATTGTGATGTCATTGTGGCAACCGCTGATACAGAAGATGAACTAAAATAATTGCAGCCGAAATAGAAATGAGCTAATATATATACGAGGTCAATGTTTCTAACAGCAATCCTCCTTTGTAAGAAAGTGCCGACTTTAATTCCTTCTACCGAATAATTGTCTGGTGCTTTTTTTGTTGATATAATAGATACGAGGGAAAATATGTTTACTGCAACATCAAGAATAAATATCAAAACCGAAAAATTACAAAGTTTAATGGAATCAGTGCGTAAAGGACTGCCTATTAAATATGCTTGTGAAAAGTCTGGAATTCCTTTATGGTATTATTATCAGTGGCTTAAACTCTATAACGAGTTTATTTCTCAAAAAGAGCAAGATGGTGACTTTATTAACGGTATTGATGAACTTGAACCAGAACCTTACTATGACAAAGATGGTAAGATTAAAGGGTATTACTACACCCCTATTTCAATAATAGATAATCTAAAAATGGCTTATGCCGAGTGGGTTGAAGAAAAGCACGACCAAATAAACGCTGGTATTAAAGATAATTGGCAAAGTGCGGCTTGGTTACTAGAACGCAGAGTAAGAAGTGAATATGCCAAAGATGAACCTACCGAAACCAAAGAAAAGGTGGAAAGTATCAAGGTTACATTTGTTGATCCAAAAGATGAAAGCGAAAGATTACAGAAACTAGAACAGGAAGTCAAGAATAATGTCGGTGGAAATTAAGATGCCGAAAGTATGGCAACCGATCCTGGAAGCTATACAAAACCATACAGTCCAAGAAATAGTCATACCAACAGGTCGTATTAGTGGTAAAACGAAAAACACAGTTATTGCTAGTGATTTGTTGATGATGGCTTTTCCTTACCATGATATTGTGGTCACTAGGTCTAGTTATGGATCAATGGCTGATTCATCTTATGCAGAGTTTGAAACTGCGATTAACGATATGCCAGAAAGCATCAGTAAGCAATTTACCTTCTGGAAAAGTCCATTAAGAGTGGAAAGAGAGAACAATAGTGGCAACATTTACTTTATCGGTAGTGGTGGCTCAAACAAAGATAGAACAAAAGGTCTTAAAACCAAGCATCCAGTTATAGCAGTCATAGTGGAAGAAACCCAAGAATTCAAAGACAGAGAAAGTTTTGACCAGTTTATGGCATCAGTTAGAAGAAACCTTGCACCGAATGCAGTTGTCATTATATTAGGAAACCCACCAGCAATAGAAGCTCACTGGTTTAATCAATATGTCAAGAAGAAAGAGAACGATAAAGACTGCCTAGTAGTCCGTATGAGTTGGCAAGATATTGTTGGTTTTCTCAATGATTACGACATTAAAGAGATACTGAAATGCAAAATACTAGAACCAGAATATTACGACTGGCTATATGGTGGAATTCCAACAGGTGGTTTAGGGCAAGTTTACCCAATGTTTAGAAAAGACATACACTTAATACCATACGAACAAAGGTCTAATTCAAGACTACTACAAGATTTCCGTATTGTTGGTGTGATTATCGGTTGTGATGGTGCAGTCAATAAAGATAGCACAGTATTAGTGCCAAGATTCATTATGTCCAATGGTCAAAGTGTTGCTGGTAAGATTTTCTACCACGATCCAAAGACTGATGGTGTTAAAGGTAGTTTCCCATTGATAGAAAACGAAGGTAAACGATGGTTTGATGAATTGAGAAAAGAAAATAGTTTAGATAATCCACATAACTATATGTATTCCGTTCCTATTGTATTTGTAGTTGATAGTGCTGCTACTGAACTGATACAAGCGTTGAGATATTATTTCGGTAATAGAGCCACAGTTTACGCTATCAAAAAAGGAACTATCTTACAAATGGTTGATGTTGTCCAAAGTGCCATCGGTAAAAATGTTGTTGGTGTCTATGATTATGGCGGTTATTACAACTATACTTTGAACAAATGGATCAAATGCGATAATATTTTAGCGTATCAATATAGAACACTTATCTGGAACGAAAAACAAACAGGTTATGATCCAATGATACCTAACGATGCTACCGATGCAGATACCTATGGGATTTATTTCTATTACAGACAAGTGGAGAACATTATTTGGTTGCAAGATGTGGTGAATCACAGAAAAGACTACTATATTTTGCAAAATAATTAGACTATAATTAAAATCAAGGAGATTATCTATGTTAGAAGAAAAAGAATTAACCGAACAAGAGCTTTATGAACAAGAGCTTAAACAAAACCCACCAAAAATCATCACTGAATTAGAACGCAGACCGGGAGAAGTGGATTTCTCTCAATTAAATGATGCAGATTTCCGTCAGTTGATGACAAGATATTTCAATGATGTGTGTGCTATTAACAAGTCCACATTACAGATTATTGCTGATTTGTATGTTGTAATTGAGTTTATTGCAGACAAAATGGGCATCAATGTTAAAGCCAAGAAAATGGAAATGGCGAGGAAATACGCTGAACAAATTGAAAAAAACATTGAAAAATCTAAACAAGATATAAAAGACAGTGTAAACGCATAGTCACAGGAGAGAGTAATATATGGGTAATTTTTTGAACGATGTAGCTTTAATACCAAACCAAACTTATAACTATTCAAACAGTTCAGTATTTTATTCATTAGTAAATTACTCTTTTTTGAATTATTACCAAACCGTAGTTAGAAAATCGCAAGAATGGTTGGATGGATTTGATCCAAGTTTCCATAAAGCTGAAAAAGGTATGTTTTCCACCAGAATCGGTGCGAAGATAACATCTGGAATCACTAAACAAATATTTGGTAGAGGTCTAGTTTTCGTTAATGGAAACAACACCACCGAACAAAAAGGTTTAGATTTCATCAGTCATAAGTGGCAAGATAAAGTCGGTTTACAAAATGTAGTTAGACAACTTATCGGTTTTACCACACCATTAGGAACAGCATTACTTAAAGAAAATGTTAAATGGGAATGGGATAGCGTTGATAAAAAAAGAACACAACAAATCTGGTTACAACCATTAAGACTAGATTATTTCTATTACACCGTTGATAGTGAAAACAACCTAGTGGAAGTCACTTGCTTTATTAGGTCATTTCAATCCACAGATAGTAAAGCAGAAAGTTATTGTTTAGTGGAAAAACGCTATTTCAAGGAAGAATACGAAACATTTGAAAACGATGTTAATGGCAAACTCATTAGTTTCGTAGATAAAACTCACACAGTTAAAAAGCCATACGCTTGTTACAAAATATTCAAGATTAACTCTACAAGCAATAACAACACATTAGCCGCAAACACAGGAAATGGCATTGATTATAAGTCTTTACCAACCGAAATCAAAGAAATGCTTAAAAACGAGTATGGTGCTTTGAAAATCGGTGAAGAAATGAAATTACCATTTACCAACTCACTTGGTTGTCATTTGTTTTTCAATGAAGGTGGAGATGTCACACACCCAAGTATGCCATTTGGTAGAGCGTTAATGTTTGACTGCTTAACCGATTTTATGGAATATGATTTGGAAAGGTCATTTGCAATTAGGGATTTATACAACTCAAAAGGTATCGTAGGAATTCCAAAAGCAATTAACCAAGCAAGTTTACAACCAGTGCCGGGAACTGCTGGAAATCTACAACAGACATCAGCATCACCATTTTCACAATTAAATGTGGAAGGTTACGAACTTATTGATGGACTTGATCCAAACACCCAAAAACCTATTGTTAATCAATTTGAAATTAGAGCACAAGAGCACGAAATCAAGCAAAACAATATCTTAAAGTCTATTGCCACCACTATTGGTATGTCACCACGAGTTATCGCAAGCTATTTAGTGCAAGGTAACGAAAAGACTGCTGAACAAACTCATAGTGAAGATGACACCATTACCGAGTGGATCAAAAACCATAGACAAGATTATATACCGGGATTAAACAAAGTCCTTGAAGAAGTGTTAAGTTTCTATGGAATCACCGATAATGTGGAAGTAAGATTTGCTAGTGATGGTTTAGTGTCCAACGAAAGACAACTTGACATTATTTCTAAAAAACTTGAACTTGGAATCATTGACTTGGAAGATGCAGTTAGAGAAATCTATCCAGATTTAGATGAAACCCAACTACAAGAGAAAATTGCAAAGGCACAAAGACAAAAAGCCGAGAACGAACAAGCACAACAAAAACAATTTGATGAAATGTATGGGGATCAATTAGATGGCAACCCAGAACAAGAGAACGAATTTAACGAATAGCGTTTATCAGTCGCAAATTCTACCTATTATTGAAAATGCGGAAACTGAAATAAAAAAACTTATCAATTACTATGCTTTGTATTTGAAACCAAAGAAAGAACTAAACGATAAGATTAACGGAATTATAAGGGCGGTCAATGAAAGACTGCCTATTTCGCTATTTGAACGATATAAATACATACTTGGACTACGAGAAACCGCTGACAAGATGATAAGAGATTATTACGATAAAGTGGTTTATAACTTTAAGGTCATCATGGCTATTTTACTTTTAGCTAATATTAAAGCACCGAAGAACCCACTAGAACTAAACAGACAATTAAGTGGAAAGAGTAAACTTTATGCCGAGATTAAAAAAAGTCAAGCACAGATTAACACTTGGTCAATGGCAAAAGGTTACCCAAATGTCTTAAATTACCCACAAGAAGTCAAAAAAAGATTAAATGGATTGGCTAAAACCCAAACAGTGGCAAGTGAAAGTGGAAAGAAACCTATTACAGTGTGGCAAAAAGCCGAACTAGATATAAGACACGAAAATCAAATGTCTATGATAGATAATCTACGAGAACAAGGAACAAGACTTGCTTGGACAACAACTCACCCAGACTGCTCAAAACGATGCGAGAAATGGCAAGGTAAATTGTTTGATTTGCAAGCTGAACATAGTGATATGTCAAACCATCGCATGAAATACAAGGTTGATGGCAACACAGTTTATTGTTTTAAGGAAGTCATCAGTCAAGTAGATAAATATGGTTACACAAACAATATCGTAGTGGGTTTTAACTGCCGACACAAACTTAAACCATATAGTCCAGGATCAGTCGCACCACAAGAGTTTACGAAAGAACAAGTGCAAAGGGAAAGACTAATAAATCAAACCTTGCGAGAAATGGAAAGAGAAATCCGCTATTACAAACAGCAAGCAATATTGTATAATAGCATTGATAAAGTATTAGCCAATAAATATAAAGCAAAAGCCAAGATGCTCACTGAAAGATATAAAGCGTTTGCAAATAAGAACGGTTATGCTTGGTATCAATACCGAATAGATGTGTAAAGGAGAACCATTATGCCAAAGAAAAAGAACTTTTTAGGGGGAATGCAAAACTACAACCCAGACAATGGAGAATACGAACCAGACTTAACCAATAAACAGGGAGAACCTATTAAAAACTTTAAGTCTTTTGGCAAAGACAAAGATGAATCTTTTGACACTGTTAATAATAAGCGTATGGGTAAAGAATCCACCGCTTTAAGAGAACAAATTGAAAAGAACACCGACTATAAAGAAATTAGAGAAAAATGGAAAAGTGGCGATACAAGTGAAGAAACTGATGCCGCTTATCAAAAATACACAGTTCAAAACGATGCTTTGCTTGAAATCTCCAAAGCCGATAATGAGTTAGAAAAAGCAAAAGAAATTGTTGAACGATCCAAAACCGCCATGAATACCCCAGAATATAAAGAACTCAAACAAAAGGTAGATAATGGCGATGCTAATGACCAAGACTTAAATAATTATTGGAAACCTATTTATGAAAAACAAATAGCGGAAACAGTAATTGAAAATCTTAACGAAAACAAACAAGCGGGAGAAGAAATAATTGATAGCGAAAAAGATACCGAATTAGGCAAAACTATTAAATACTCTCCGTTTTTAAGACAGAACGATGGATCATGGAAAAAAGACGATACCCAACAAAAAAGAATTAAAACTCTCCACAACGGTTTAGGCATTGAAACAAAAGCACAAGACAAACAACATATTTACCATGAACAAGTAGGCAAATACAGACTTGTTGATATTGAAACAGGCACTACCGTAGGATGGGCAAAAGACTTTGATGATGCTATAAAAAAATCACAAGACCAAGACTTTATAGGTGCTATTAACAGAGCAAAAAAAGTATTTTTGGAAAAACACCCAGAGCTTAAAGAATCGTCAGGAAAGCCAGTAGATTATAATGCCAAACGATTAGGCAAAAGCGAAGGCGAAATGGCTAAAAAAGAAATGGAAAAAGCCAGAAAAAGAATGGAAAAGTTTTGGGCAGATACCAGTGCCAACAAACACATGAAAAGCGAAATGGATTATCTTTTAAGCAATTTTGAACATGATAACGATAAAAAGGGTGCTTTGGAATTAGCAAAAGACAATATTAAAAGATGGCAAAAAAATGGCTTTTTAGATACCAATGAAATGAGAGATGAAAAACTTGTTTATTTTAATAAAATGATTAAATACATGGAAAAGAACTTATAGGAGGGAAGAAGTATGCCAACCAAACCAAATAGAGCAGGACAACAACAAAACTATGTGCCGCAAGGCAACGGTGATGCTAGTGGTGAGTATGCAGACAACGCTAGTGGATCAAACATACATTTCACTAATTTTAAGAAACCAGATGAAGAAAATACAGCCAAAGAAACTGATGACATTGGTTCTCGTTTTGGTATTGGTGGTGGAACAGAAGAAACCAACAAAAAGAAATTAAAAGATAGATTACAATTTGATGATTATGTTGAACAAACTTTATTAAAAGAATATAAAAGATATTTAAGTTGGGGTTTAAGTAAAGATAATATTAAAGAAAGATTAACTGAACATTTAATAAATGGTGATTATGGTTCAATTATTAGACCAAGAGATGAATGGCAATCCAAGTTTGAAGATTTTTATGATTCTATGAATGAGTGGATGGAAGAAAACAAGCCACAAAAATATTATTATAAAAAAGGAAACAAATGGGTTGAAACCTACGATAAATGGGATTTTAGTAATAAAAAGTATTACACCGAAAGCGAATATCAAGAAAAACTTGCCCAAGAACAAGTCAAAAACTTAAAGCAAAGCAAATACGATGTTGAAGTTAATAAGATTTTTGGAGAAAATTGTGCAGTTGCTTTTGGCAAAAGTTATAGTGATGAATATATGGATCAAGTTGTTAAGGCATCACAAAATGTAGCTAATGATTTTCCTAATATGAATGGTTTTATTAAAGCCATAGGAGATAGGAATTCTTTGGAAAAATTAACCCAAGCAAGAGCAAGGGAAAACTTAACCGAAGAAAATATCAACAAGGTTGCAAATGAAATCATACAAAAGCAAAAAGATATTTTTAACAGAGATATTTCGTTGGAAGATGCAAGGGAAAAAGCAAAAGCACAAATACTTAATGGTGGTTTATCACTAACTAGAAGTGGAAGTAGAACGCTTGCTTACTGGTCACCAAGCCAAAGAGCGTTAGTTATGCTGCCAAAGACTTCAAAAGATAATGCCGATGCTAACCAAGTCAGTTACTATAATCAAAATTGGCATAGTAGTAGTAAACCAATGGCAACTTATTACCATGAATTTGGACACGCAATAGATTCTATGGTTGCTAATTTGTATGATGAAAAATCAAAAAAAATAAGAAACGAAAACTATACCCGGTCAGTTGAACTAGGAACATTAAGATACAACTTTAACGAAGATATGAGAGAGTTTGAAAGACAAAATCTTAATTCTCAATACAATGATGAATATGTAAAAAGATACAATAAAATTGCTGGAACTAATTACGAAAGCAAACAAGAACTAGATAGAGCTTTGAACAGGTCTTATAGCAGAGTTGCTTATGATACAATAAGTGAAGTTAAAGAAAGTCTTAAAAAAGATGGTATTAGAAAATACGCTGTCAGTGAATATGGTGCAACAAATGGTCAAGAGTTTTTGGCAGAGTGTTTTAGTGCTTATTATACAGGTATGAACAACGAACTTGCTAATAAGGTTGTTGAAAGAGTTAAGAAGTTTTATAATGATGTTAGGAGTTTTTAATGGATTACAAAGATTTATACAAAAAAGTGGTTGAGTTTATTTGCAAAAAGAAAGTTGATCCAGCCGAAAATATTTTTGAACCAGAACCACCCAAAGCACTTATTGAAGGTAGAACTTATGTAGTAGATGCTGGTGGCTTAATTAACATTAGATTAGATGAAAGCACAGCAACAGAAGAAGATTATAAAGACTTTTGCCGCTTTGCTTTTGAAAAAATCGGTGATAGTTTAGATGATTATTTAGAAGAACAAAAAAGGTTTTCAAACTTCAAAAAAAATTAAAAGAGCAAGGCAAATAACCTTGTTTTTTTATGCCTAATACACTCATAGTAGGAATTTCTTTTGACAAAACTACACTCATAGTAGTATTTTAATAGTGTGAGAAATCACATACTCGTTATCAAATCGTGACTAATGGCGGAGAACCACCAAAGCGTAAATAATTGATAGCAGAATAGGAGAACTTATCCCAATGAAAGAAGAAAGACTTTTGAAAAAGGTAGATAAGCTCTTAAAACTTTACGGTGTTGAAGATGGTGAAAGAGAAAAGTTTATCCTTGATTTGAAAGACAAAAAGTATGATGACCAAGAAGAACTTGAAGAAACCGTAGAGGACGAAGAAGAATCTACCGAAGAAATTGGTGGAGAAGAACCAGAGATGGAAAAGGTTGAAGAAGTGGAAGAAGTAGGCGAAGATGCCGAAAAACCAGCCGAAACCGAACCAGTTGAAGGTGAAGAACAACTTGAAGAAGAACCTGTTGAAGGTGAACCATTACCAGAAGAACAATCCGCTGAAATGGAAGAACATCTTGAAGAAGAACACCAAGAAGAAGATGATAAACATGAAGATTTATTAAAGACTATTGATGGTTTGAAAGCTCGTGTTGAATCATTAGAAGATATTATCTCAAAACTTGGAACACCTGTTGAAGAAGATATTGGTGTTTCCCCAAGCAATCCAAGTGGCGAAAGCGTTAAAGAAAGTGAATTTGACCGCTTTAACAGACTTCGTAGGGGAAGATAGGAGAAAAGATTATGCCAAATCAAAACTTACCAAGTAATGCTGCTGATTTAACACTTACCCAATTAGCAGACAAAGGTTGCGACTTTATTAACTCGCAAGTAGCGGCTCATGTTTTCGCTAATACCGCTATGAAAAACATTTATCAAGGCGAAATTGAAAAGGGTGGTCGTGGTGTCACACAAGAATATTCAAGTGATACAACCGGTTCATCCATCACAGTCATTAGACCATTACCATTACCAATTAAAGCTCGTGAACTCGGTGCTGCTATCAATGGTGGTAATTTCTCTGCTTTTGACTATCAACCTTCAAGTGATGCCTATACATTAAAAATCATCACAGTTATTGATGACATCGTGGACATTCCAAATGTTTCATTAGATATGATCCCAGTCGGTGTTGCCAATATGTATATCAAAAATGTCAGTGATAAAGTTACATTAAATGTTAATGCTATTAAAATCGCAGCCGCATTATATTCCTCTTTAAGTGCTCACCAAGTCAACTCTGCTAACGCTTATGTTACAACTTTCACAGCCGGCACTGATTCCCTTGTCAAACAACTCTCCAAAGCGTATGTCCAATTAGATAAAGGTGACAAAGCTCATGGTGTTTCCATGTTCCCACAAGATGACAGAATCGGTTTAGTTTCCGTTGACTGGTATGCTGAAATCATCTCCGCTAATGGTGTGTTCTCATTAGGTGGTGCAAATTACGCTTACGATATTTTAAGAAAAGGCACAATTTCCCAAAATGCTGAACAAGAAAAATTAGCTGATGGCTATGTCGGTGATATGTTTGGTATTCCATTCCACACCGTTTCTCCATTAGTGTTTGCAACTGCTTGTAACTATTTAGGTTTCCCAGAAGAAGAATTTGATGAAAGTTTAATCGCTTTAATTAAGTCTGCTCATGGTAACTTATTCGCATTAGCAAGTGGATCAAGCGTGAAAACCATTGATTCTCCATTAGGTCAAGGTGTCCGTTTACAACCATTATATAGAATGGGTGCTGCTTGCGTTATGCCAAAATCCAACTCTTTATTAGTTAAATCTGGTTGGGTTAATCCTTATGGCTTAAAAGCTATCTTCACAAGTGGTGTTGAATGGGGTTACAAAGCACCAGGATCAAGACCAGAAATCGCATTAACAACCACAATGGCTGCCACAAAATCTATTAAATTAGATGCAACCATCAGTTCTGGTGAAACCATCGTTGGTAACGCTTATGTTCAAGGTGATGCTGGCTTTGAAACCATCGGTGCATTCCTTGCTGCCTACAACGCAAATGGTGCAGTTAAAGGTTCAGTCACTATTGGCACAGCCAAGACCGATTCTAACTTAATCGTTGGAAAAGTGGTTACATTCCTTGTTGTCGCAAGTGATGGCACAGTTGCTCTCAAACACGACACAGTTGCGTAATCAAAACTAAAAAATTAAGGCACTGACTTCGGTTGGTGCTTTTTTTATTACACTTATGAGTGTATTTGTATATAATAAAATTATGAATAAGATACAACCTATTAGCGATGACACAATGCTTTATAACGAAACTACTAAACAATACGAATTAAAACTAGCTTGGGTTAAAGACAATTTTGGTAATCCTTATGCTGATGATGGTGTGTTGGAAACAAGAATTAAAAGAAATACAAGAAAGGTGTATAACTACATATTTTCGCACAGTTTCAGTGGCAATAGAAAAGCAATTACCGCAATTATCAACCACACACAAGAATATCGTGACTACATTAAAGATGCTCTTATCTCTCAAATGGAAAGTGATTTAGCAAGTGGTTACAATGACCAAGATTTGTATGTTCCAAAGTCAAAAGATGAAAGAGATTTGCAATTTGCTAACCAAGTCAGTGTTGGCACAGAAAATATCTTAAAGTCATCTAATGGCTATGGTGGAATCAATTTACTTTATATGGGTGCGTTCTCATATATGATTTATTTAGAATTCTGGGATTATATAAAATGAAATACGGAACTTTTTTGAACCCACAAAAACTAAATGTCCAAGAAACCTATGAGTTGAAGATATTTAGAAAGATTAAAGGCAATAACGCTTATGAGTATGAAGATGTGCCTTATTTTACTGTTAAATGCCGACCAGCCACTAATTTGGAGAAAAAGACATATAGAGTAACCAAAGGTGTAAACACTGCTCAAAATAGCGTTACTTTGTATTGTTCTAATTTACCAAATGATATTTCACCAGAAGATAGAGTGACTTATTTAGGCAAAACTTTAATCATCAAAAATATTGGTTACTTTGTGGAAAACGCTAACTTTACTAATGCTGGCATCTTCTCAAACGAAACCTTATTAGATAAATACCCAAAAGGATTGCAAGTGACATAATATGAATTTAAGGCAAGACGGTAATAATGTATTAACTACTATTAAAGGTTCATCTTTTTTTCCTTATAAAACAGGTCATTTAAGAGATGTTGCCACAAGTGGTGATATGATTTCCAATGATACTTATTTGATTAAGTTTAATGGCGAATTAGCACCTTATGTTCAATATTTGGAAGAAGGAACAAGTGCTCACGATATTTTTAATGCGTTTGGTTTTGCGTTAGGAAACAACCCACAAGGGAAAATAGTAAGTGAAACATTTGGCTATGGTGGAAGATTTAATGGCTTTTTCCATCCAGGATCAACGAAACATTACCACTTTATACAAAACAAAGTTATTGATACAATACTAATGTATTTTGTGAGAAAATATAATGGAGAAGTGATTTTATGAATTTAGAAATAATTGCAAGAAAACTAAATAATATTCTAAATGGCACAGATGCAGATATACCAAGTGGTTTAGTATCACCTGTTACCGACAATTACTTTTTTCGTGTTTTTTCACAAGGTTTGTATTTAAGCGAAATAGATGACATGAATAGTGGCAAAAACTTTATTCCTGTTGTTGTCGGTGCTTATGGTGGAGAAAATAATCCTGTTCCAGAT